GAACGGAATGCCCGGTTGCGATGGAGATCCCGGAGGACTGGCTTCAGACCGAAGACCTTCCACTGTTACAAGTGAAGCCCTCCTCCGAAACCACGGAGCACTGATGGAGAAGTTATCCACCTGTTATCGAAACATTGAGAACATCAAAGCGTTGCAAGACAAGTACAGAAATTCATTGAAGAGGAAATAACATGGCTCAACAAAACATCTACAGCAATAAGCGTTTAAACGAGCGGCAGGTCTATGCCGACAATCTGTCGGTAAGCGTGGCGCAGGCAGGACTGACAACGCTTACGACCAACGAAGATATGGCGGACACAATCCGCATGTTGTTCGAAGTCACCACAGGCGGACAGGCGTTCGACGCGTTTGAAATTCAGGTCAAGGCCCACCCAAATGGATCCTGGATCACGATCTACAACGCAGCCGCCGACTTCACTTCGCCCGCCGGCCTTATAATCGGCGCGAGTGGTGACTTGACAACACTGGCAGCGAGCACCACCGGATGGTTCCTCATGGAGACACGCGGTCTCTATGGTATTCGAGTCCAGGCGTCGTGTGATAACGCCGCTGGTTCCAGTTGCAACGTGTACATGGGAGCTGGCTAATGGTCAGGTTCGAAGTACTCGAAGACTTCTACTCTGAAGTTTTGAAGAGTGGCTACAACAAAGGGATGATCTACATCATCCGCCCGCACGCACAGGAGTTGGCCAAGCAGGTGCTGGACTTCTGGCTGCCGGAGGGAAAGGTAGTGCTCGTCGACTCCAGTGGTCTGCGTAGCACAGTGGACGGCAAGGCGACCACGGCTGGGGAAGTGAAAAAACTCACGCTATGGGAGCGGATCAAGAAATTTTTCAAAGGGGTATTCTCATGGCGGTAACTCATGTAACAGCTATGCGTAACACGCTGGCCGACGCCGTGGTCGATGATCTCGACGGCGGTACAACCGATGCGCAGGGCGACTTGGTATTGCTCACAGCCGCTGATGCTGAAGTGGCAACGTTGCCTCTCGGCAACCCGGCGGCAGGAGCGGCAGCGAGTGGTACGGCTACATTTAATGCAGTGACGAGCGACACCAACGCGACCGGCAATGCTTCACCAGTAACAAAATTCGAATTACGTGATCGGGATAACGTCGCGATAGTCTTTGGTTCAGTCACGGCCACAGGTGGAGGCGGTGATATCGAGATCACTAATACGACTATTGGTGCTGGTCAGACGGTGTCTGTGTCGTCACTGTCGTACACAGCCGCGCCGTAAGATGTCGTACGTTGTTTACGTTGGCCCAACTCAGGCAAACGGCGAACGGTGGATACGCGCGGTTTATTCGGATGCCCAGGGAGAAGTGGCCACACGTACTTGGTCTGTACCTGATGGGATAGACTACAACGCAGTCGCGGCAGAGAGGGAGTCCAAGGTGTTCAATCGCCTGGCGGTGCAGGAATTCTGGAAGATGATCTTCGATGACCTGGCACCGCCGGCACGCTTCAGCACGACTCAGGAGATGGTTGCTCGGCTTCGGCAGGAGTACAAGGACTCCACTGAGAACGTGACGATGGCAATAGCGGGGTGGATTATCAACCGTCTTAATGCGGGAGACTTCACAGCCGCACAGCTTAGATCAGCATTCGGGATGGACCAGAGTCAGTGGGATAACTTCTCGGCGAAACTACAAGAGTATGCTACCTGTTTAAACACAGTGAAGGTGGCCACCGGAGAATAGTATGGCAGACATTTATGTAGACAGTAATGCAGTAGGCGTAGCGGACGGTACATCGTGGACCGACGCATATACGACAGTTGCCGGCGCGGCAGGGGCTGACTCCGCCGGGGATACTATATGGGTAGCCTCGGACCACTCAGAGAATACCGCCGCCAACGTGAGCTGGGCGTGGGCCGGCACGATCGCCTCCCCGGTACGTGTCATATCGGCCGATAAGACAAGCGGATCTCCGCCTACTACGCATACCCGCGGCGCCAGGATCGAATGCGGCAGCGACCTAACTATGAATACAACCGGGACGGGGGTCTATTTCCAAGGGCTTGACCTCGTCGTCGGCTTGGCCTCCGGCACTGACGACATCAGGTTGAACACACAGAGCGGTGGGCTTATCGTTGCTCGTGACTGTGAGTTTACTTTGCAGACCGGGGTAGCATCCAGCAGCGCGATATACCCGACAACGGCCGACGCGCGCGTTAGGTTTATCGACTGTGGCTTTAACGCCATATCTACCGTGGCATACTTATTCAAGACCAGTGGCTTCACGAATTCTTTTGTGGAGGTCGACGGCGGCAGCTTACTGTCCGGTCACGCTGCGGTAGGGTTTATCAGCAGCGCGGCCGGCGGCACGTGGACTGTCAGAGATTTCGATGCCTCTAATGGGCCGGCCGGCTTTGATATCCTCTCAGGACTTTCGGACATTACCGAGTGTTACATATCCAACTGCAAACTACCGTCGAGCTGGACAGGAGATCCACTGGAAGTCCGTACCAATCTAGGCCGTACCATAATGTACAACTGCGACGACGGTGATACCAACTACAAGTTTTGGGAAGCCACAGACGCAGGCGATATCAAGGATGAGACAACGCTTGTTCGAACCGACGGAGCCTCGGATGGTACCACCGGCATATCGTACAACTTCACGAGTCTTTCCGGGGCTAGCTGGCATCAGCCGCTGGCACTGTATCAGCCTATCAGCGTGTGGAATGAGACAACCGGCAGCTCGGTCACAGTCACACTCCACATCCTGCATGATAGTGCAACTGCCCTGCAGGACGACGAGTTCTATGCAACGCTCAGCTACCTGGGCACGTCCGGGTTCCCCCTGGCCATACAGGATACCAGCGAGGTTGCGACCGACGGCACAGCGGCTGACCTGACTACCAGCAGCGAGACATGGACCACGACGGGCATGACGAACCCCAACGAACAGCAGATATCGTTCACGTTTACACCACAGGAGAAGGGATTCATCCAGATACGGCCGGTCTTGGCAAAGGCGTCCTACACGGTCTACGTATGTCCGCTGGTCGAGGTTAGCTAATGGCCCGGTTAGTCTACCGACTCCCGTCCGGTGAGACGATAGTCGAGGAGGAACACTCCCTAACTGAGGATCCGGTTTATCGGTTACCCAGCGGGATCTCGATCATCGCCACAAACTACGTGGCGGCTGGGCCTCCGACCATATCCGGGACAATCACAGCCGGGTCCGCAACTGCAGATGGTACTGCAGCAGAGCTGTGGGTGTACAACCTGACGATATCCTCGGACGAGGCAAGCACATCAGGATCCCTGGCCAGCGGTTCGGCTGCATCCGGTGCGCTCCTGTCGGCGGTTGCCGAGATAGCAGGCGTGGCGGATTACTTGGTAGAACTGAACGGGACAATCTCCGCCGGGTACGCGACGTTCGACTCGACGGGGCGTCCAGGCAAATGGAACAGGTTCACGAACAGACCTAATGGATCGGGACTCCCGTTCCACGAGAAAGAAGTATAGCGTTTAAACGAGGAGATTGAAATGCCAGCGAACGTACAACAAGACAACATCATGCTAACGGCCTACACCGAGGCAGACGTAACGGAGCTGTCCTTAACTGGTTGCACCGCAGGGAATGCCCTGTTGTTGTTCCTGAACTGGGATGCCTACGACGAGTGGACAGCCTCAGAGCTGACGGTTACCGACAGCCAGGATGGAGCCTTCACCCTGGTCGACTTCGATGGGGTCAAGGATAATTACGGGATCGCCGGGGATTTCTATATCCTCCGCAACATCAGCGCGGGAACCCACAACCTCACGATCTCCATGCCCACACGCCAGTCAGGGACAGATCAATTGTTCCTCACAGGTTCACTGGTTGAATTTTCCGGGCTTAACGGTGCGGTCATTACATCATCCTCGGGTACGTTCTCAACACTGAACGACGCGCTCCAGTCCACACCAGCCACGGGCACGAACACAACTACGGTCTCCAGTGGCAATGTGGTGGCGCCGAGTACGTCCACTCTGTTTATCCAGGCCGGCTCCGCGTCCTACTCCAGTAACTGTAACTTCACCTATGATATTGCGAGCACCACTTCCATCTACGACCAGCCAATCACGACCAGCCAGAACAACTTCAGCCTGCACTATAAGACAGGCCAGGCAGCTGCGACGTACAACGTGGAGGCTACTATGGATGTGGCTGTTGAGGGCGCCTTCGTTATGTTGATAGCAATTGAAGAGGGTGCGGACTCAGGCCCAGCCACGATCGGTCGGTGGAATACCTTTACTAACCGACCTGGTGGAGACGCTGGCCTGCCCTTCCAGGCGATACCTTAAACTTTGAATGGTGCCCGGTCTAGGAGTCGAACCCAGGACCTACTGTTTACAAGACAGTTGCTCTACCAGCTGAGCTAACCGGGCGTTGGACCTCCCCCCACCCAAAAAGAACCGGTGACTCACGACACGGGGGGAGGGAGGAAGTCACCGGCGCCTAACGCTTACACGCTCGGCAATTCTTTATTCTACCACTGCCTGCTCCGCTACGTCCAGAACTTCCTTCATATCCGGGTGGTTCATGTTAATATGCCAGCAGTGCACCCGGCCACCGCCAAACTCGGTGAAGGCCCCAAGGGATCTCTTGATGACCTTGTTGTATTTCATCACCCCGCGCTCGACCAGGCGCTTGCCTATGGCGTTCATGTTCTCCCCGCGAGCGGTCGCCCACTTCTGCAGGCTGCCGTAGGATATGTAAAGCTGCTTGGTGTCCAGCTCGTACCGCTGGCTGAGCTTCGCATGGGTGGCTGGGGCCTTGACAACGATGGCGCTCTGGTGTAACCCGGTGTCAGTGTTGACTATCAGGCGCTCCTGCTGGGTGTCGTTCATGTACTCACTCAGCAGCTCAAGCTCATCCTTGTACATGGCCTCTGCCTCCCGGCGCATTATCTTGATCTGCTCCCCGATCCAGTCGAAGATAGACTCCGGGCCGACCTTCACGATCCCCCAGTGGTGCGCCATGGCTAGTCCTGCCAGCGCCACAGCCGCGCCAAAGAACCAGAAGCGTTCCTTGCCCTGACCATTGAAGGCCTCAGACAGGCGGTCCTTGTAGCCCTTCACAAGATTCCTGATGACCTCTTTGTCAGCCTGCACCAGGTTCCCTATGTACCGCTCGCCGGCCTGGCCGTAGTTGTTGCGCAGCGTGGGGACCAGTCGCTCCTCGATAAACTTGTCGTAGCCGGGGGCCTTGTTGAATTCGTACTCGAACACTCGAAGGATCTGGGCCTCCGGATTGCCGGCATCGAGCCGGAGCTTGTCATGGATGTGGTTGTTCGAGCTGGACAGGACAAAGGTATTCCACCGCTGGACCTCCTGCACGCTGGCGTCGCTGTTTAAACGCTCACGCCCCGCCCCGTTGGCGATGCTGTAGGCCAGGTCCGAGACGTCCTTCGGTTCCTTTTTGGTCAGCTCGTCGATGTACATAGGAAGATGCCCAAACGTAGACATTTTCGACAGACGTGCTAAGGTTGTGCTGTTATCTGTAGATATGCCCTTCTCGAAGTTGCCGTAAATGCTGAACATCCACCAGGCGGTGGTGCTCTTACCAACACCTGAGTCGCCTACCATGTTGACCAGCATACCGTGGAACCCCATGAGGCTCAGCAGCGGTGCCCCGAATCCGAGCGCGAGGGCAAAGGTGTGGGCCTCGTAGCCCGGCTTGGTCAGCTGCTCCGACAGTTCGTACCACGTATCGAAATCCCCAGCTGGCTCGAACGCCTCGCTCAGGTCGTGGACCCGCTTCGATAACCCTGAGTGGTAGTGCTTCCCGTTGGCCTGAAACATTCGGTTGCCCAGCAGGAACTCGGTGTTGTTCTCTTTCCATCCACACTGCAGGTGGTGGGTCTTGATCCTAGTCTCTTCTTGCAGTTTCTTTAGGTATGATGTCATGTAAGTCCTCATTGTGTCTTTCTGTTTGCCCTCGGTGTTGCACTTGACAGATGCGTCGAAGAGGGCCTTGTTGAAATCGCTGGGTGTAACCACGTTCGACGTGCGCAGCATGAATTCCTTCCAGCCATCACGGGGTAGGTGGTGGCGGATGCGTGCAGTCTCGAAGCCATCGGCCTCGTCATACTCCAGTGCGACAGGGAACAGGTCATTCTCGTAGAACCTGACCGGCACGCCGTCTATCTCATAGTACAGCCCTGCCGTCTCGCCTGAGCCCCGGCTGAACGGTGGCGGTGGGTTCGGTAACCGCACCTCGACCTCGCCCTCCTCGGTGACAACCTTGACGGTAGGCGGCGCGGCCTCCTGCACTTCGACCCCGAGCGCGATGGGAGTGGTGACACGCCCGGCGAACGGGCATCCCTCACAGCCTCCCGGGTTGACGGCATCGAACTTGCTGCACGTCGTGGGGCCAAAGTCCTTGATCTGCTCCAGCTTCTGGTCGGTCTCATCCTTGTCGTAGCTGGAGAATCCCTTGCTCCACTCGTGGACCACAGCCTCACCGTTGGTTGTCTTCGCGACGAGCCCGATGGCCGCGTACCAGTGGGGCTCTTTGATGTTCCCTGCCTTGTCCCGGAACTCCCGGACCTGGTTGCAACGATCAGCCACGAGGTTCGCGTTGGCCGGCGGGAATGCGCTCTTGACTAGCGCGCCTTCGTTCAGCTTCTCGCCGAGCTGTGTCGCTGTCTCCCGCTTCACGACCAGCTTGTGCTGCTTCATCATCTTCGAGATGGTGGAGTTGAAGTCCAACCAGTCTATGGGACCCTGGCCCTCGTTGATAACGGATACGATCTTGGCCTGCCCACCCTTCCGGTTGTGTGTACCGGGCGCCCGGAGTACTGACGCTGTGTCAGATGTCCGTGCAGGGTCAGCGTTTAAACCGAGACCCGTGGTCAGTGCCTTGAGATTCTCGGCCGTGACTTTCCACTGGCCAGGCGCGATGTCCTGCTTCAGCGGCCAGTAGACGTGTACCCCGTTCCCGGAGTTGACGATGATCGGAACCGGTAGACCTGTGTCCTTCAGGAACTTACCGAGCGCCACCATCGCGTCGGCCTGACTGGCGTAGTCTTTCCCCTCCCCAACATCCAGGTCCAACCAGAACGAGCGCACGAGCTGCACGTTCTCCTGTGTGCGGTAGGCTGCCTTTCCCTTCCGGTTGATAACCTCTTTGTTCTTATACGACGACGTGGCGAAGTAGGTGGTGGCCTCTTGCTCGTCGTAGTCTAGGCATCGTATCGCCAGCTCCGCTACGGAGTCACACGCGAAGTGGTTGAATCCTTTACCGCCGGGTATCTGAGTGGCGGCAAAGTAAACCCCTTGCGATGGCAATACTGCCTGCAAAAATTCTTTGGTTTCCATGGCTGCCTTTACAGCAAAGCGGATTGAGATTCTTTCAATGCGCTACGCAGAATTGTGTTTACATTTTTGTCTCGTTGCTGGCGTGTCCGACCGGGCTTCAGTGGAAGCAACCCGTGCGCGATCATGCGCAGGAGCAATCGGTTCATGACTATCCCGTGTTCAACAACAAAGGCTTGAGTGGGTACGGTACGACCAGACAGCCAGTTGTAGATTGTCTGGATCGTAACGACATACAGAGTAGCAAGCTCACCCTTAGTGAGCCCGCTACCCTGGACCACCCGGATAAACTCCCGAGTGAAGTCAGGTTCCATTACGCCCCCATCGCTTTCTGAAGCAGTGCGTTGAGGTCCGTACCAGCCTGCTCAGCACTGGCATAACCAGCGGCTGGTGCAGCCGGAGCCTTCGGTGCAGCCGGAGCCTTCGGTGCTTCAGGTGCAGCCGGAGCCTTCGGTGCTTCAGGTGCAGCCGGAGCTTCCTCCTTCGCCTTGGCCTTGGGTTTCGACTTGGCCTTCGGCTTAGCCTTTGGCTTCTCCTCCACCGGGGCGGCCTCCTCTGCCTTCTGTTTAAACGAGGACAATACTCCCATACCAGCGGGTGACGTGGGTCCACCGACTGCTTCTACGGCCTGGATGATGCTCTCGCGCACCGCCTCCGGCACGTTGGCGTAGTGGTCAACCTCCGGCTCAGGCGCTGGCTCAGGCTCAGGCGCCGGATACATGGCGAGCATAGCCTTACCAGCGTCACTGTCAGCGCCTACGGCCTTGATCGCAGCCTGGATCTCTGCCGGGATATGGTCGCCCAGTTCGACAGCAGGTGCAGCAGGTGCAGCAGGTGCAGCAGGTGCAGCAGGTGCAGCAGGTGACGGGGCCGGGAGCTGGGCCCGAGCTGACGTAACCTGACGCGGCGCGACAATCGACATTACCTCCGGAGACTTCGCTCGGAGTTCGATCTTGTCGTACTCATCCTCATCGAGGAATCGCTGGAACTTGAACTGCAGGCGCGGGAAGCTCGCGTTCGGATCGAACGTGAACGCCGTGACCACACTCTCAAGGCTCGCGCCCTTGCTGGTGAGCTGGTTCACATAGCGAGACCAGTCCTTCAGTGCAGCCGGCGTGATGGTCAGGGCCAGGGGCTGGGAGTCCAGATCACCCTCAGCGATGAGCACGATACGCTTGCCATCGGTACAGGCCTTAACTTCTTTACCGCTGTACTTGCTGATCTTGGAACCCCAAGCGTTCTGGGGGCAGGTCGCGCAGGACTTGGACTGCGGCGTAGCAATGTCAGCGTCCGGGGTCATCCCGTCGTCACTGCGACAGGTCGGCTCGGAGTGATCGTCGTTCTGATCGAAGTCACCCGGGTAGTAGGTCTTCATGACGTGCGGGGACCAACCAACGACGACGGCCGACAACCGCATGAGTGGCAGGCTCGGGTCATCCGGGCTGTGGATCAGGCGCTTCTCGCCATCTTCCACAACGTGGAACTTACCGCCGGCGAGGGAGATCCTCGGGAAGCCACCGGTCTTGATACCGCCGGCGGCCGCGGCGTTCCTCTCCGCGATCTCTGCTGCCTTCTTCTGCAGGTGGGCCGGGAGTTGTGCTTGCATGAGTGCTACGCTTGTGCTGTCAGACATTTAGTATCTCCTATTTAGATGGTTTGCGAAACTGTACTTCGTTCTTGAGGGTGATGTTCACACCCGGTGGCGGAATGTCCTCATGCTCTTCGAGGTATTCCTTGACCGCTGTCTTGTTGACTGCCTTGGTCAGCAGGTCGTAGGCCTCATTCTCGCGAATGTAGTTGAGGGCTGCTTCCCAGTCGGACACACCAACAAACGTGGATTCCTTGATGAAGGCCGTACCCCTGTCGGTCTTGAGTGACTTCTGACCAGAGTCGTGCATGTCGCCCAACATCTTGGCAGCGATTACTTGCATGAACTCGTTGAGCGGTTTGACCTTTGCTTCGTACTCTTTCTTCATGTCTGCGATCTGATCGCGCAGCTCGATATAGCGTCCGATGAGTTCATCGGTTGCGAAGTCTTTCTTTGACATATCTAATTCCCCGTGTTGAAAAATGTAACTATAGTCTTTTAATTCCGGACTGTCAAGTAATATCCGGAACTAATTGCTCATCTGCTGCGACCTCGATCACCCGGACCAGCTGCTCGTCCCCGACCATGGCGCTCCAGATCTCGTAGCTCTTCGGACTGAAGCGTTGTTTAAACGTCGAGTCCTCGGTGGCGTTGTAGTGTGCCAGCTTACGGGCCTCGTGGAGTGCTGCTCGCTTCGAAGTGTAGGGCCAACAAAGAGCCTGCATAGGCAGGCGTGTGTCTTCCCACATAACCAGCCATAGCTTGCTCATGATACGTCCGCCTTCTCTTGCCCCAGGATCAGTTCGTTGGTCGCCCGGATTGTTATCGCCCCCTCGTTCAGAAGCGATATGGCGTTGGCATCGAGCGCACTGGCGCCCCAGTTGAACTTGGGTAGGGCCTCGTCGATGATACGCATGGCGAGTTTGTTTGCTTCGATCAGTTGCTTGACATACTCAGTCTGGTTCATTCTGTTTCTCCTGTATTGGTTGTTGCACTTGCGTTGTTGAAGTTAAGCGGTTTGTTTCCTACCGCTGTTACCATGTTCAGCAGGAGATCCTGCTGGGTTCCGTTATCGATCACCCGCTGGTACGCTGCTCGTTCAGCAGGTGTGCCAGTGATGTGAACGATGTTCGGGATATTCACCTGACCATCCCGAGTGATCCTCCCGTTGGCCTGCACGTACACGTTATTGCTAGGCGGTGGGGCGTACCACAATATAGTACTAGCTTCGGTCAATGTCAAGCCATGTGACATACACCGTGCGTCAGCGATCAGGACCCGGGGGTCGTGCTCGTTCTGGAAGCGCAGGAATATATCGTTCCGCTTGCCAGAGCTTACGCCACCATGTACCAGCTCGCAGGTGAAGTCCTTCGACACAGCTTTATGTAGTTGCTCGAGCGCGTGGCGGAACGGAACAAACACGATCACCTTCTCACCACACTGGCGTACTACCTCGCGCACTACGTCGTGCCGTGGCTTGGCATCCAGCACCACAGTCTCACCGTTCTTGTCGTAGATAACCCCGCAGGCTGCCTGCAATAGCTTGCTCCGGAGCACGCCTTGGTTGACAACGGACAGCTTCTGACCTGATGCGAAGATCGTACTCAGATCTTTCTTCAGCTCATCGTAGTGTTTCTTCTGCTCTGATGTCAGGACACACTCGCGCTCCGAGTAGACCGCCTCGTTGATCGGGATGACCTGGCTGCGCTCGTACCTGATCGCCGGCTGGAGTGTCTGGTGTACCACCTGTGTTGCTTCGGCGCGTGGCTCCCAGCGGTACTGGGTCAGCTGCCTCATGGTGCGGTCACGATAGCCACCGAAATACGGGGGCACACGGTCAGGGGATACGATCCGGGCCTGCGCCCATGCATCGGTCGGGGCGTTCGGTGTCGGTGTACCGGTCAGCCAGTGGACCATGCGGTCCGGGCCGAGGACCTTGCGTAGTAGGGCATACTTCGCTGTGTCGCTGTTACGGTACTCGGCTCCCTCGTCGACAATGACCAGATCAATATCATCGCGCATAAGCTCGGCGGATATAAGCCGACCGCGTGCGTCGTGTTTCTTGTCAGTGATAATGCTGAGGCCATCGTGGTTGATGATGTAGAAGTCATGGTCTTCCTTGAATAGTTTGCGACGCTTCGCCGCTGTGCCATGTAGTACTACCCCGGTGCGCTTCTCCGGGAACGTGAAGAATATAGCGTCGCCCCATACTCGGGTGAGGGTGGACAGTGGGCTGAGGATCAGGGTCTTGCGAACCTGGCCCGTCTCCATCAAGTAGTCAGCGGCCAGCAGGTGTGAGTGAGTCTTCCGGGTCCCAACCTCAGACAGATCGTACGAGCGTTTAAACAATGTGCTGAACGCAGCGATCTCTTTCTGGTGTTGCGAAACCTCGTGGACTCCGTTGACCTTCGGCCAGTCATAGTAGTAACCAATGGGGCTGGGTACCTCGATGTTCAGTGCGCGTAATGACATTGCGTTGTCGAGTGTGTGCGGCACGATAACAAAGTCGGCCAGCCTTGGGTCATCGGACAAAGGTTTGCTCCCGGGAAGCAGGAGCAACTTGTCTGTCAGGCCTGGGTGGTTAACTACGATGGCCTTGTGTTCTGTGGAAATAGCGAAGCTCATCGGTAGTACAACTTCTCCCGTGACTCACGCTCCTGCTGACACTCGACGCAGCGGATCCTCCCGAGTACAAGACGTTGCTTCGGCATGGTGTCGCCGCAGTCTACACAGTTAATACCATCGAAGTCCGGGTGAACCTCCGGCGCTAACCGTGCCCTGAAATTGTCGAGCGAGACCTTCTGGTACACCTCATTGTAGGCCTGCGCATCATCTATTGTGTCAGCCATTGATATGTTCTCCTATATCGTTGTCAGCTTTTTATATACTTCTCTGATTCTAAATGCAACTTCGCGAGGTGGCAGGCTTCGATGTAACCACCACCACCGTCCTTGAGCAGTCGCATCACAGAGAATAGTACCTCATCATCCACCTCGTGTCCACGATAACCGAGGACAATGGTACCACCGGCCTGCTTCTCCTCAGTGGTATCGCACTGGCGCTTGGTGAACGCTACGCCCGGAGGCTTACACTCAATGGAAACTGCTATGCCAGTATACACTAAGTTGCAGTCGAGTTCTGGTTTACCCATCCCATTGAGCACGGGCCAGTGTGTGTAGATGTTCGGCTTGTACTCTTTGAGTAGTCGCTTCAGCTTCGCCTTAACGCGTCCTTCAGGTGTCATTGCTTTCTCCTCTTCGGTCTGTACCCCACCGGGTGGCGTTGGCCTGGCTCCCCCTCCCGATCAAGTATAAACATGAACTTGGTCTTCGGGTGATCGCACCGACCCTCCTCCACCATGCGCTGTTTAAACGTGGGGAGGCAGTCGGTGCAGATCGTGCAGTCTCGCTGTTCGGATATGATGTTGAGTCTGTTCCATTCCTTCCAGTCGAAGACAGAGCTAAAGCAACGCGGCATGTTCTTGCGCGTGTAGTTACGCGATATGAATACCGGTTTCTTTTTCTTGGCTGTCATCCAGCGAACCGCCCCACAGCTGCATCGCATAGTCCCTTCTCGTTCACGGGACAGTAGCGACAGTTCCGCTGGCTTGGGTTAGCCGGCCAGCGATCCATAACTGTGCACTCGTGGAGGGCACGAGGCTTCTCCATTAACTCCTCCCACATCTGGGGGAGCATGTCCCGAGTGTACTCGTCGGCGTCGATGGTACCAGTCTTCAGCCAGATGTAGGCAGTGGTAACCTTGTTGACCTCCGGGTACTTCTGCATGATGGCCGCAGCCGTCAGCTTGAGCTGGTCCTCGTCCTTCCATGGGTTACCTGACTTGTAGTCGCCGGCGAACGCGTGCTCACCGTGGAGCTTCATCACGTCGATGATCACCCTGATGTAGGCGGACTTGTCGAACCAACCACACGGTGCGAAGTTACTGTCGAACGTGATCTGTTCCTCACAGTAGTTATCGCCAGGTTGGTTGATGATAGCCTGTGCGATAGGCTCGTAGTGCGCGTACTTCTCAGGGAGTGGGGTCCCATCACGCACTCGTTGCTCGAGTACCTTGTGCTGGGTAACCCCCTCCTTCATAGCAGGTGTCTGTTTAAACGGGACCAGCTTACGCGGGTCAACGTACTTGAACCAGAACATCCTCGCGCACTTACCAAAGTCGCTGATGCGCGAGTGCGACCATGCTATATGTTTATGTTCCACACGGACCTCCCTTTCCAGTGATGTCGCAGACGTCGTGCTCTGCGTAGACAATACCCTTGTGCTTCTGTGCTTCCTCGAATGGCACGGCCGTTATCGGCTGGCCACCCCGTGCACCGTCCGGGTAGCACGTGAAGCCGCGAAGCCGTGGTGCATACCTGGACAGGATCTCAGCGAATGGCTTGATGTGATCGGGGTTGTTGTACTTGCTACCCCACTCAGGCATGTTGATCGTGGAGCTGATCGCCATGTCGGTGTAGTCCTGCACGTCAGCCTGAAACTTGATGCGACGCTCCGGGTCCATCGCGAGGCTGGCCGCCGACTCGATGGTGTCCGGATCCACACCGTTCTCTTGGATCAGGCGCTCAGCGGTGGCGTCGATAACGAACTCGAACTTACGCTTGTCACCCTCCACCAAGTAGCGGCGCTTGTACGCCACAGCGTAGAGTGGCTCGATGCCTGACGTCGTGCCGGCCAGTTGGCTGATGGTACCCGTCGGTGCGATAGCGCGATAGGCCACCGGATGATTCAAGCCAAGGCGATCACACTGTACGTTGGCACCGTGTATCGAGTGCTGGCGCCAGATGGACAGCCAGTTGTGTAGCTCAGGCGTTACCTCGTAGGGCATACTACGCTTGAGCAACCACTCGGCCAGGCCCATGATACCCAGACCAAGGCGACGGTTCTTCTCCCGTACCTGCCTGATCTTCTCGTACGGCAGCTGTGCACGCACAGTACCACAGACCAAGAACTTGGCCACCAGATCGGTACAGTCTGCGAGCTGCTGTACGTTCTCTATGGCGCCAAAGTTAGGCGACCCAAGGTTACACACGTCACCGTCGTCCTCGGACGATACCTCGGTGCACGCGTTGCGCAGGGTCTCGAGAATCTTCTCGAAGAAATTGAAGCTGAACCCGGGCTCGCCGGTCGACAGCGCCTGCTCTACGTTCTTCAGGAAGATCGGGTTGTTGGCACGGTCCGGATCAAGTACCCAGTCATCGTCGTAGTTGACCGAGATGTTGGTCATGTCGAGCGGGGCCTTGAAGTCGAAGTCCTGCATCTTTGCTTCCGCGAGTGTCATGTTGCTGTTCCCGATCTTCATGTTGTGCCAGTCTTTGGCGACGATGAAGTCTTCGATATCTCCGTGCTGCCAGTTTAAACTCGCATACATGGCTGACCGACGCGACGCACCCTGGCGTACGTTCTGGCCAACCGAGTTGATCAGGTCCATGAGTGGGAGCGGACCGCTGGCTACACCACCTGTGCGTGACAGGCTGCTGCCCTTCGGTCGGAACACTGAGTAGTCACAGCCAGTACCACCGCCGGTCATGAGGCAGCTGGTATGTGAGGCTGCGATGCGTGCCCACTCCTCGCGTGTGTCTTCCTCGCCCTTGAGCAGGTAGCAGTTGTTGTACGCACGCAGCAGTCGGCCGGCGTAGTACATGTAGCGGCCACCGGGTAGCCACATGAACATGGACATGTAGTACACCAGTCGCTTCTGCTCTTCCATTGGCATGAGGTCTTTCTGTGTACCACCTGCATCACCGGCGACTGCGTTGACTACCCGCCAGCAGGCGGCGAGCCACGTCTCGCTCTGTGAGAATGCGTACTTGCTGTAGAACCAGTTGCGCCCGATGTCGGTGCGGAATTCGTTAGTTGTCAAAGAGGTCTCCGTTTATTTTTGGTTTGTGTGCTTCCATTGATGCCCATCGGTTACGTTCCTTGACGCCGTCATCGAACGCGTTTAAACAGGCTATGAGGTACCGCGCCAGGATGTAGTCCGGTGTGTTGGACCCAGCCTCGGCGTTGGATTTGTTAAGTTCTGCCTTGATCTTTTGTTCTAAACTCACTGCTCTCTCCTAAGTTAATGGTGTTACGATCTCGAACAGTACAGCCCTAGTGTTTGTGACACCGTCGCCACTGCTGTGTCCTACCTTGTTGCCATCGAGGGACTTCGAAGTAAATGCCCACGTTACTACCTCGGTGTCCGGGTCAGTGGTGGATGACAGAGTGTATCGGGTGTAGTCACCACCTGCGTAGCCCACTATCACGTTTGCGTTATGGGTAGAACTATACCAACTAGAGGCTGCGTCTGCAACTACTGTTGCAAGCTCGGTCCCACCCTTGAATGCGGTGACGGTCTTACTGTCCGCTTGGATCCGGAAGTTATAGAGCCCGTCCTTCGACACCAGATGTTTACTCGCAGTACTTGACGGGTAGTCACCGGCGTCAAGCTCCTCCGAGTACGCACTCCACAGCGTGGTGTCCTCGTCATAGGTAGCGCCAAAGAACATGGTCGCCGGGCTTGCTTGGTCATAGTCAACGCTCGCGAAGAAACACGGGAATTCACCGCCGGCAATTGGCACGATGTAATTCGTACCGCCACCCTTCATGGTTGTCTGCACATTGAACGTGGGGTGTATGTACGCCTCGTACTGACCATCAGGTCCGATGGGGGTATAGAGGTAATCATCATCCACCCCGACGATATCCTTGGTACCTGTCCAGAGTACCTTGGTGTCCTTCAGTACACCATCAACATAGGTGTAGAGGGTGTACGTGACCGAGGCCTCACCTGCCCCGGCGCCGGTGTAGTAGTACCGCCACTCGCTTGCAGGTAATGTGGGGAACCCGCTGTCGGTTTCCAGAGACTCACCGGCTGCTGCCGATGTAACCTCACTGAGACCGACGATGGCAACATCTGCACCCGACTGACTCTTGTATGAGTTCCCCATGAATAGGCGCTGGCTCCCGTTCCGCCAGGCTGATACGTTTGATAGGAAGTAGAAGTCACCGCTTCCATCGGTTCCGTAGTAATCCCCGCAGACATCGCGCTCCGAGTAATAGCTAACATCCACCAATGATGTGAGGACCTCGGTGTCCGAGTCGAAGGCCCACTGTACGAATCGTGACTCTTCGGTGGTAGTTAGTATTCTGTACAAGGGGGGCGTACCAGAACCATCTGTATTTGAGAACGATTCCATGTGGCGTTTAAACACAGAGACACTGTGATCTGTCTTCGCATTGGTCACGTCGGCCCTGATTGATAACACCCGACTACCGACACTGTCCTTCAACCCGGAGGCGGGGGTGAACTCGCCAACGAAGTCGAACTCAATCGTTTGGGTTGTCGCCGACGCGACTGTGCATATATCTAAATCGGTCCAAACAACTGAGCTATCGCCGGCGGTATGGAAGGTATTGAATGTGTCTTGTGCTATGCTCTTCACGCCATCTCCATCTGTCTCCAGGGTCAGTACATTGAGTAAAGGCGGGGCTATCCCACCGGTCCCGGCCAGCTTTGTGCCTGCCCTGTTCAGCAAGTAGGTAGTCAGGAACATAGACGGTGACGGTGTGAACAGTATGATATCCCCGCCGTTGATCCACCCGTTCGCAAAGACACCGGTGTTGGTACTTTTGCTCAGTGCCTCATGGTACCCAAGGGCTGATGAATCTCCGGGCGCGAGCTTGGTTGTGTTCGACCCATCCTCGTTCCACCAGTACCACTTGTGCGGGTTGAGGATGACGTAGTTTGGCATCCATCCAATGGGGGAGGAGCCAGCGCGTACCCGGATGAAGTCACCGTACGGGCTGGTCCTCACAAAGATGGAGACACCGTCGAACTCCCAGTGCCGGGCCATACCTAGACCGCCCTGATACTTCTGCAGGACCTTCATCTTGGTCATCAGGTCCTTGGCGAAGGGGATGTACTTCGCCTCCTCCGAGGACGTGACGTCTATCCCGAGCTTCGCGGGCATGGGTGGTGTAGGGAACATGGCCTAGTCTTTCCACGTGACCCAGGGTGGCGCCGCTTCTGGCTGGTGTGGATCCTCCACCTGCACCGGGCACGAGAATGTTATCCCCCACTTCGGATGCGTCAGCCACAGGGCCTGTCGCGGTGGCTCGAAGGGGAAGTTACCCTGATAGGCGTATTCGTCGTAGCCCTTGAGGGAACCGTTAACGATCAGGCGCTGGAGCTGGATCAGCTGGTGCCAGTGGCCGATGATCATCGTGTCGTACTCCTGATGGATCTGGGAATTGCGGCTGCGTTTCTTGTGGTCACCCCGGATGATAGGACCAAGGGCCCCGATCATACCGTCGCCGCCACGGAACTGGTCACCGTGGGTGAGCAGGTACCGCCGGCCATAGACACTGTAGAGCGCGTCCGATCCATCGGGGATCTGGAACCGCACGTCAGGGTCAGCGAGGAACTCGCGCTGGAGCATCTGGTAGATCAGCCAGTCGAAGCTGGTGAAGTTCCTACCCTTGGCCCGGATCTTGTGCGTGTTGCGTCCGTGGTTACCACTGACACAGGGAACGAACACCTTACCGAATGCCTCCTTCAGGGCACGGATGCACCACGACAGCACACCGATCAGGTCAACGACCGTCGGCATGATCTCGATCTCGTTGGTGGCGACCAGCTCGTCGTGGATGTCACCGCTCACCATGTCACCGCCCAATGCGAAGACGATGCCCTCGTAGTTGGGGTTGACCAAGTGGTTCTCGAGCAGCGCGATGGTGTAGTCGATCAGCTTCCGGGCACGGGCGTGTCCGATCTCGAGGTTGTATGAGTTGGAGCCGCCAAGCTGTGAGGCGTCGACCACCTCGCCCCAGTGCCAGTCACTGGCGAACAGGGTGGGTAGGCCGGGTGAGTTGCTCGGCATCCTGTCGGACAGCAGCCACTCAGGTGGCTCGACCTCAGCCTCCACCAGCCCGAGGATCTTTTCCTTCACGTACTGGTCGCTCAGGTTGTCCCGCCGGCGGGAGTTAAGCTCCGCCCGCAGGGTCTTGACTGTGTCCCGGAGGACATCGACCTCTTGTACCTTGGTATCCCCGGGCCCCGCGTCTACTTCCTTGTAGATGTTCAGGGTTTTCTTCGGGTGCTTGATCCAGTGGCGGACAGTCCGCTCCGGGATGTTTAAACGACGTGCGATCTCTGCGGCGGATCTCTTACCGAGCTGGTCGTGCAGTTTAAACACCTCGGTTACGAGCGCCAGGTTTGTTTTCTTAGTCAAATCATCCCCTTATATGTAGTGAATCCCCCGAGTGGAGGGTGTGTTGTTGAACCGTTATGATACCACACTAGCCTGCATCCTTGTTTAAACAAGGAGAATAACCATGCCAGGTCTCTACGTACGTTGTCTGGAGCTGGTATGCATCCCACATTGCCCAGCAAAAGCCAATGATACAGACAAGGATGGCAACCAGTACGAGGGCATCAAGGAAATTAAGAACGGTTTTCATCAGCTCCTCCGGTGTTCACGATGTCATTCCCCTGCAGTGCCAGTGTCACGCCAGTGTACAGCCGCCCGAGGGTGGACCCGTTGATGATCAGCTTGTCCCCGGTCCTCATCTCCAGCTTGCTGGCGCTCACGTGGTTCACTGCGTCCCCGATGCTGGGTGCGTCAGGCCGCTCGATGTGCCAGACCTGGCCGTTCAGGCTGCGGATCCAGTCCACCTCGTTCTCGAACCGCACGCCCTCGACGACAATACCCGGGTGCTCGTGGTACCACACGCTGCCAACCGGGAGGGCCGAGGCCTCGGGGTATTCGCACTCCACTTCCTTCAGCTCCGCAACCTCCAGCTCGAACTCCTCCTTGGTCACGACGTGCTCGAGGCGCTTCAGGTACGCGGCCAGAAACTCATCAGCTTTCTTGATCCAGTACTGCTCGTCCTGTGCCCGACGGTACTCGGTACCCCACCACTGGAGTACCCACCGCAGGCTCCGTGGCTCGACCATAAACTCGTGGCCGTTGTGACCCTCGACCTTACTACACGCCTCGACGAACTCGTGATCTGCACAGTTGTATAGGGAGAGGTAACTCTTCGGTAGTTCCTTCTCCTTGGGTGAGCGTAGCCAATCCGTGAGGTCCTGGCCCAGATCGAACGCCTCCGCCACCTCCTCATAGAGTGGGTCAGCGAATGCATACCGCTGGTACCCGTAGTGCTCCACCATGTAGTCGCTGATCGCGTTCTTCCCCGTGCGTGCTGGTCCTGCCAGTCCGATGATTCTCATTGTTTAAACTCCCTGTTATCTTAAGGTGTCTTCTTCGATGCGCTTCACTAATTCCGATATGCTGGGCGCAGTCGCGGTAAGCATGTTCGCAATGAACATGTGGTTGTAGACCGAGTGCTCAGATGTCACAGCGTAGATCGGTATCTCCAGCTCGTAGGCCCACGCTATCTCGACCACGGTGCCTATCGACACGTGATCATGGTCGTTGGTTGGGTCACGCAGCATGGCGAACACCATGTCCGACAGCAGTATGTCAGTCCGGTCCTGTTTAAACGGCCAGGCTGGATCGCTGTAGTCGATGCCAGCCCTCCGGGTGTTCTCGATTAGCACCGCTGCCTCAGCATCTGATCGACCGTCGTGGGTCAGGCGCGAGTACCGATCCTGCCCCTCGTGCCACCGCATGGGCGACCGGACATTTATATCTATGTCGGCCAGTTGCGCCTCCGCCACCCTGCGCCAGTCCATAGCGTCGGCATGAACAAGGCCGGACATCCGGCCAGCTAGGTACGCCGTCAGCTTGGGTGGCATATCACTGTGCATCAACGTCCTCCTGCTTCTCCTCACCGTAGTCACGCAGCACCAGCGCGCTGGCTGTGGTCATGAGTACGAACATGCGGTATGGTACGGGCACGGTAACAGCGGCCGTCACTTCGTTCGCCGCCGGCTTGTCGCCGGTCAGCGGGTAGAGTTTTACCCAGTGCTCATACATGCGTTGCATGTGGGGGGCCCACTCACCGAGCAGCTTCGCTACGTTAGTGTACTGGATCTCGATGTTCTCGTTTGCTTCATTCTCTTGTGTCATTTTGCGTCTCCATATCTAAGATGATATCCACCCTCGGCGGCTAGGGGCCAGCCCTGTGCCCAGTCAGGTTTCAGTGCCATGGCCCCGATCAAAAAATCCAAGGCCTCCTGTGCTACTTCATTGCGTACTATTGTTACGACCTCGTCGTGCGTGAGTGTCCGTACCCCGTAGCCACTGGCATTGATGTACAACGCCTGCAGTCCTACGATGATACGGCTGAGGCACTGGATGATATTCTCCAGCAGCAGGCCACCATACAGCTTGGTCCATCGGCCTGGCTCTATCTCATACTTCCACTCCGAACCCTCGGGTGTCTTCTCCTGCTTCAGCCCGTGGTAGTGGAGCCTCAACCCGTTGGGCATGAGCAGTGCATCTTTCTCCACAACCACACAGCCTCGTGGTCCTATCTTCAACTCATCACCGGCTGCCATGGCAGGGATAACCCAGTCGTTCAGGTACACCTGCATGTCCATGATCGGACCGTTCGCTGCCCTCCACTTCCGGACAATGTGATCCGTGACTATGCAGTGTAACAGTCTGTCCGGGAATGTCAACCGTGAAGGCATCTCCTCCACCTGCTTTATCTTCGACTTGTTCTTCAGGAACTTGGTCGGGTCCACACCCAGCGTGTCCATGTCTGCCTGTTTAAACACCAAGGGTGGGCCACCGAGTGCGCCCTTCATGAATTCCATCGCCGCCTTGTAGTACCCCATGCCATAGCCAAGTCCCAGCGTACAGGTCTTGCCAACGAAGCCAGCGATGAAGTCAGCCTCCCGGCTACGGTCAACGTGCCGACCATACAGCGTGCTCGCTACCTTGGAGTAGACATCCTCACCCCGGGCGAACGTGTCGCACAGCTCGTGGTGTCCACAGAACCACGCGTTACCACGTGCCTCGATCTGGGATGAGTCAGCCCGCACCACGAGGCTACCCTCGGGGGCCATGATAGATCGCTTGATCACGCCTTGGTCTGGTTTCTTTTTGTTCACCCGGCGCAGGTTCTGCCAGTTCATCTTGTCGCCGCCACCCCAGCGGTGGGTGTGGGCAGCGCAGTACGCGAGGTACACCGGCATGGCTTGGCCACCTGCACCCAGCTTCATGAACCTGGCTGTGCGGCTGACGTCGAGCGTGGACTTCGCGGAGATGCGGGCCTCACACAGCCAGCGCACCTCGTCATCCTCATCCTCGAGCAGCATCTGCATCGCCGGGTCTGTCTTCGCGAAGGCGTAGATCCACTTCTCGTTGGTGCCGTCCTCCCATTTCGGGGACTTCTTCATGGGTGGCTCGATCCCCCGGTCACGCAGGAGCTGGGCGAACTTCTCCCCGCTCGTGAATGACTTCTTCGTAAGGCCGAGGCGCTCGTACAATTCAGCCCGGCGCAGGTTCTCGCGCTCGTAGAAGTCGGCGAGCATCTCCTCGTCGGCTACGAACTGTGGCTCGGTGAACATACGTATGGTCATGTCGATTACCTTCAGCTCCAGCTCCGGGAACTTGGGGTCCATCTGTTTAAACAGGTAGTGGGTGCCGTCCGCGTCGTCGGTCGAGTACTCGCCGTATGCCTTGTACTCCTCGGGTGTCATGTCCGCACGGTGCACGCCGTCCATCTTGGTGGCGAAGTCCCCCTTCTGGATTGGCGCCTTGTAGAACTTGAGCAGTGCGTCGAGGCTGAGGCGTGACTCGTGTGCGTGCAGCGCACGGGCCATGCTCAGTGTGTCCAGCCAGAGCGCAGGCTGCACGCCGTAGTGGTGACTGAGTACCAGCCCGTCGAAGTGGGTGTGGTGGCAGAGCACGGCGACCTTGGACCAGTCGACCGTGGATACCAGCTTCCAGAATTGTTCCTCGTTCAGCCAGACTGTGGGGCTGTCGCCCATCTTCACTGCCACCCCCATCGTCTCGAACCATGGGTGGCGCACGTACTCCTCGGTCGTCATCTTCTTCAGACTGTAACCATCGGGCGCGAGGTCCGGATCCTTTCGCTTCGAATCATAGTAGGTCTCGAAGTCGATAGTGATGATGGGTAGTGTGTTCATTCTATCTCCTAGTTTAAACGGCGAGGGTTAACCCCCAAGCCAGCGCCAGGATGTACCCAGCCGAGTTGTGTGTAGTACGCAGCACGCATTATCCAGATTGGGTCGAGCCTGTCAATAACATTCGCTTCCACGATATCCTGTATCAGGAGCACCATCTCTGACATAGAGAGGGCACCCTTATCGAACGCCCGGAGGCGGTCGGGATGGATGCCACGCTCTACGTTCTCGACCGGAGTCCGGAACTCAATCACCGGGGGTTCTCGTTGGCCATACACTCCACCATATACTTGGCGGCGCCGTCCATGTACGGATCACCCAACGGCTGAGGCTTATCGCCTGCGGCGTACCGTGCGTCGGCGTACTCCCAGCCGGCGGTGACATGCTTCAGGACAAACATCTTCTCGCGAGTGGTGAAGGTGTCCATCTCGATCATGTAGATCCCGTCCATCGGTAGAGTGCGGGAGTGCATAACCTCGTGCTTGGTCACTGACTTGAAGAGCAAGGGTCGGCCGTCATTACGTGCGTTGATCCCGGTGGCGTAGAGCACGGCGATGTACTCGCAGTACTTGACCACCGGCATGGCCCGGATGTCGTCGACCCGATCACGCGGGATGTCGGCCGGGTCCGCTACGAACTTCACCTTGAGTCCACCATCGTGGGCCTCACTGGCACCCTTGATGCACGCCTCGTTGAGCCTGCTCGCTCGGTTGTACGCCTCCTGCTTGGTAGGCCAGCGCCCGTTGGCTTCCTTGAACTGGTCAGCCATCGATGCACCGAGGGTGTAGTACTTGGTCAACCAGCTGCGCTCGTTCTCGTTGAACGGTCGGAAGCCCGGGTTGTCCTTGATAGCCTGCGCCTCAGCCCAGTCGATCTCCTCCTCCACTGACACACCACGCTCGCGGGTGAGTATGCCGGCGAAGATGATGCTCGATGTTATTCCACATCGCTGGTCGAGCGGCATCTTTTCCACGTTGGTAACACGATCCTCAGCGGCGACGCTGAAGCTGATAAGCAGGATCGCAATGATCATGGCGGTCGCTACCCAGTACTGTTTAAACAATGACTTGATCTTAGATTTAATCGACATACACTTCTCCGTAGGTTTCGGCCCATGCGACTGCGCCGCAGGGCAATGGTTTTCCGGGGCGATAAACAAAGGATATCTTGCCACGCTCTACTGTGACATGATTACCACGCCGGTTCTGTTTGTAGTCCTTCACCGTGAATACCGGACGATCTCCGCCGTCCTTTTTGTTTGCTGCAATGTGGTGCCTGTTGACGTGGATCACCGTCCGCTTCATCCTCTTCATCCTAATCATCGAGGTAGTTCTCCTGCTTCGGGGGCTCGAGTCCCATGCATCGGATCACCTTGTCGAGGGCCTCAGCCTTGCACTGGCTGACCACCTTCGGGTCCTCGCCCCACCCCTTGCACGCCTCATGGATTACGTTGACCTCGGCCATGGTGTGCGTGCTCGGTAGGTTGTCGTTTAAACAGCGATCTATTTCCTTCTGCTTGCACGACTGCAGGTACAGCGGTCGGTTGTGTAGACCACACATCCCGGCACGCCTACCGATGTTGTCGTAACTGATACTCCGGTCGATAACCTGCCCGCCGAACTCCTCGTTCTGGGCGAATGCTTTCGAAGAGATCAAGAGCATGGCGAGGATTCCGAACAGTATAACAAGTGCAACCCATGGGCTCGGCCCTGCCTCCCGGTCGGAGTCCCTGAACATCTCCTCGAGTTCTTCGTCCGTGGGTTCGTCGTAGTATTTCCGGTTCATGCTACCTCCTATATGTGAAGTGATTTAAGAACACTGATGATGGATGCGTACCCGACACTGGTCTGGGTATTCTCCGCTATCAGTTTAAACAGGGAGCAGTACTCCCTCCGTGGTGGGATGGTAAGCCGTGGCTTTCTCCCTTGTAGTTCACGCCATAGTCCCGGCAGGTACGCTAGGCGCACCGCCAACATGGGCCAGTAGTGAATCAGATCGCTGGTGATGCGCTCCTCCACGCCTGCCTCTACCCGTGGGTCGTTGGTAAACAGGAGCGGATTCTGCCAGCGGTTGAAGTGCGCGGTTGCCAGCGGGCTAAGGCTGATGTCGTCCTCGTACGTCCCGATGTACTTAGACTGTGGGACGCAGCGAAATCCTGGCCCGGGTTGCAATGACATGGCCGTGTGCAGTGGCATGTAGTCTGAATCTGAATGCCATCTCATGTTGGTTCTCCCTGTTCTTCGACCAGCTTCTCAACCCCAGACTTGACGATGTTGTCCAGTCCGACGGTGCGCTCGAGCTTCTTCAGCGCACGATACTTACCTCGGGGTGTGTCCATCTCGTGGCGCCCGGGCTTGCTGGTAGGCACCACATCGGTGGCCATCTTACCCTCGGCGTCACGCTTGGGGTACACGTCGTTCTGCCACCACCTGCCGGTGAAGACCTTACGCGTGCTGGTCTTGATCTTGCCATTGGGATTGCGCTCCACGAGTGGGAACTGTAGGAGTTTCGCAACGCCCGGGAATTTCATTTGGCTCCCGGTCTTGCTTGCGTTCTTGTAACCTGCAGCTTCCCGCAGGGCCTTGCACTTTTTCGCGTTCATGTGTGTCCTTGAAAACGCTACCGGGAAACCGCCCGGCTCGGTTGGCCCCGGAGTGGGACCGAAAGTCTATGGTACTGTGTCACTGTGTGGCTGTCAAGTACTATCCACCTCAGCCGGCAGTCGATAGAGAAATGTAGTAGGTCCGATGCGCCTGCGCTCCACTGTCTCGAGCCATACCCTAATGTCTGGCTGGTACCTCAAAGAGTGGTTGTTGGGGGACATACGCAGTGGCCACCATACGAAGTACTTGTGCCACTGCTCCTCCCGGTCGAGGCGTTCGTTACGCTTCTGTAGGCGTGTCTTTCCAGCAGTCCATCTCATTTGGCGGCCTCCGATTTCGGCTTACGGGTTGTGCTCCCCGGGATCTCTACGTCCGCGGCTATCAGTTTAAACGGGGTGCGTGCTATCAGGTGCTGGGCCAGTGTGCCCCAGTGGAAGCTGGGGGGCAGCACACCATTCAACTCGAGCGTAAGCGTGAGCTTCACCCGCTCACCTGCTCCCGGTATCATTGCCCCCCCTTCAGTATCACCCGTGGCTTGGGCTTCCACCACACCTTCAGTTTCATGTGTGGCTTGGGCCTGTGCGATGGTAGCACCTGTGGCTTGGGCTTCCACCACGCCTCGGTCAGTGCGGCTGCGTTGAACATCGGCGGCTGGGGTGGCAGCTCATCAGGCCACAGGGACGGGAGGCTGTACACTGGCGCGGCGTCCGTGGTCTCATCCTCTTCATCCGGTGCGTCCACCCACACCCACGCCTGCACCCACGCGCCTGCGTCATCCTCGGCCGCGCTGACCTCGGCGTAGTCCTCGTCAATGATCAGGTCATCAGCCATGCCACCCTCGGCCCACTCATCATACGCCATGCGGCGCCATTCAAAATGTGGTCGGTCAGCCATAGGTCCTGTCCTCCATTTCAGCTTCGAAGTGTGTCAATGCAGTGTGCACCCTACGTTGGAATTCCTCCCGGTCTCCGGTCTCCTGATATGACAGGTGCATCATGTTCGTTAAGAGATCAACGAACCCTGAGTCAGGGTCCTGACCATCCATTGAGGTGAAGTCCTGAATCACCTCTAGTGCCAGCTTGGCACGAGCTTCGTTAGTCATAGGTCCTGTCCTTCGCTTTGACTTTGGTGGCCCGCTGTTTAAACGGGACGATGAATGAGGGGCTGCTCTTAGGGTGCTCGAGGTCTGGGCCCTCGGTCATGTTATACCAGCCCCGGTGCATGTACACGTAGATGTCGGCCTTGAGTTCCTTCGCCATCTTCTCGGCCTCCACTCTGGCGTGATCCCGGTCGAGCCTGCGCCCCTCCATGATGTGCCTCTTGATTTCAGCAATGCTCTGCTGTTTCATCCTGCGTCTCCCTGTGTCAGTACTTCGTTGACTTTGTTGATGGCGACTGCGCTGTTCTTCGCGTGCTCCAGTAGCAGCTCGCCGGCCAGCTCACCCTCCCCGCGTTTAAACTTGCGGCCCAGTATCTCGCCTGCCAATTTCAGCATGGCGCTCTGCTTCCACATGCGGTTTGGTTTCATCCCGGTCTTCGCGTAGATCTTGAGCCCTCGTGCCATCACGGTATGTTTAAACACGTCGACTGCTTCCGGCCCGGCGAACACCGTGGCGCTATCGGTTACTTCGATGTTGTTCCTCATGCTGCCCCCTTCGCGTGGTCTGATGCTGAGTGTTTAAACCGTGGGTCCAGTGCAGGCTCGATGTCCGCCGCCCGACTACGCGCAGCAATTAGCCGGGCGATGCGGTGTGCGTTGTTGGTCTGCGGTTCCTTGTAGCTGGGTGTCAGCCAGTACCGGATGTCCCCGAATGCCATGGCGAACTTGATGAAGTCCGGGATGAACGCGTCGTCGAATGGCTCCTCGTAGCCTGCCATGCGAGCCACGTCGTAGGCCTCGGTCACCAGTGGCAAGAACCTGACGGCACGCTGTCGTGCTTCGAAGGTACTGCCACCTGTGGCGATCCAGTCGTAGACATCGTGGTCCGCGACAACATAGATGTACTCCCACAGGGTGATGGCATCGAACATATCGCTCGCGGTAAACCGTGGATCCTTGTCGGTGACAACGTCAGATACGAGATCGTGGCTGCTCATGGCCGGGCCTCCTCGAGGATCTGCTTGGCGAGACGTTTCCCAGTCACGGTCCGGTAAAGGTTGGGGTACATGAACCAGTCCTCGATGTCGCTGCCCTGCTTGATAACCTTATCGATGAAGGCCGGGACAAAGTCCAGATCAAATGACCAGTCGTACTCGTCGGCGATTTCCTCGAAGGCCGCATCAACAAACGGAGCGAACCGCAGGATGTTGTCCCGCGCTTGGCAGATGCCTTCCTCCTGTTTAAACCACTCGAGCTGTGCGCTGTCGACCGGGCCCTTGATATAGTAGGTTGTGTCGAGGCAGTGCTCGAAGATGCACAGGGCAGTCGTCGCCTGCTCCCAGCTGGGGACACGCTCGGGTTGTGGCAGCGGTGCTGACTCCTCGATCTCATACTCGAGCGGGCGTTGTACTCCGACCTCGCCGGTGTCAGTGCTGATGGTGATAATGATCTTGCTCATTTCCGTACTCCTGTAGTTGATGGGGACCCGCACTTTAGCACGTGCCAAGGCGGGTGTCAATCCCCCTGTTTAAACGTCGAGGTAGTCGAGGTCTATGTACTTCTGGATGTCGGCCTCGTTGTCTATGTACTGCTGGGCGTATTCCTCGGCGATTGCTCTGGCCCTGTTGGTCAGCATCGGGTTCTCACCATGGATCAGCCACTTGTGGGCGGGGCCGTTGTCCTGCATCTTGTCGAGCACATAGGATACGAAGTCCGAATCGAAAGACATCGAGGCCCAGTCGAACCGGTCATCCTCAGCGTACCTCTTCACGATCCAGTCCCACGCGTCGAGCAGATAGGCCGTGATCCGCAGGGAGTTGTACCGGGCGATTGAGGCAGTCATTGCGTCCTCAGTGATCCATCTGTACAGCTCCGACTGCTCTTTGTCCTGCGCTACCATAACTGCATCGTAGACAGACATCGCGTCGAGCGCGTAGTCAACGTGCATCAGGTCGTGGAGCAGGGTTCGCTTGATGTCGTGAAAATTATGTGGCATGATTATTCTCCTTGTTTAAACGTCGGCCCGACAGATCAGATCCTGGCTGTCGTAAATGATGCGGCCTTCCAGCACCGTTGTGATGTGGCCATCCACATAGTGGATCACACACTTGGATCTGTCAACCTGTGCTGCATGGTAGAGCAGAACACCGATGGTAGCGGCGGCGCCGATCACCAGTGCCCACACTACCACCGGCAGGATCCACTGGCGCAGCTTGCGATACGTACGCCGGGACGTGAACACGTAATCACTCATCGCCTGTCAACCCCTCGTACTCTTCGCGGGTGATGTCCATCAGGACAACGTCGGTCGAGTCATCGCAGGACTCACACCAGTGGTCGCCGTCGTCGCGCTCGATGTCCGGGTTGTTACAGTGGACCAGCACGTCCCGGTACACGTCAAGGCTGCCACACATGGCGCAGGTTGTGATCGTCACCAAGCGTGGCTTACGGCGGGCCATGTTTAAACATCCTCCGAGTAGAATTCTGCCCGGGCACGTGACATCGTGGCGGACAGCTCTCGATCCCAACCAAACTTATCACGCCCGCTGGCTGGCTTCGAATCGTAGGGCTTGTAGTTCGCCTCGCGCTGTGCGTGCCACTCGGCTGTGCCCATGGTCGGGACCTCGGGCTTTCCGTTCGGGTACATAACGCGGTCGTCATGCCTGCACCGCTGTGTGAACGGATCGTTCAGATCCACGAGGTCTTCGTCACCGGTAGACGCTGATTCCATTTCGACCCAGTGTGCGTCGAACCGATCCCGGACGCCGCTTGCCTTGAAGACCGCAGCCATGGCCTCGGCTTCGTCATGCGTGGCACGCGTGGTCAGCTCCTCACCTGCGAGGGTGACGACCCATTCCTCGGTCAGCATGTTGCCCGCGTCGCTGTAGTGCTCGCGTTTAAACACGATGAAGGGGAAGGTCGCGCCTGCCGACCACGGCTGCACGCCGCTGTGCTTCAGGCTGTCGACTGTGCCGTCGGTGTAATGTCCGTTTGCTTTGGTGCTCATGATCCTGCTCCTGTGTTGTTGAGTGTCGGGTGGTTACCCCGGAAGCGAACTCTATTCGAATCCGCTTCGAGTGTCAATCCCCCTGTTTAAACGTCGGGCTCACTGCCACCCTATCGGGACGGCCAGCTCCTCGGGTGTCATCCATGTCATGCCGCGCACCCTTGGCAGATCAGACAGGCGCTCAGCCTGCACGAGGACAATCCACGATGCGCTACCGCCGCGATCATCCACCACCCGGACTTCAGCCGCGCCGGTGCGGAGCACTGCACGTACCGCACGGGCGGCCTCGGCCTCGGTGCACGCCTGCATCTCATAGGTCTTGATCATGATACCTCCTCGACTCCCAGTTGTTTAAACATCGTGGGTGTTGCGTAGATCGTGGGCACTGCAGTCCTGCCTTGCCACGTGCCCAGCTTGACGATCACCGTGCCGTCCACCACCCGGTGCAGATGCTGCTCGGCATCGAACTTTCCGAATGGCTCCGGGTTGTTCTGGCCACGCAGCTGCTGGCCGAATCCGTTGGTGTCACAGCGCCAGTAACTGCTACGGCTGCCGCCTTGCCAGTACGTGCGGACTTCCACCGCTGTGGCGACTACGAGGTTGACGTCATGCTTGCGCACGGCCGGGGCGAGGTTCTTCAGCATCGTGTCGATTGCCGGGTAAGCCTTGCGTTTGATCATCATGGTCCTGCTCCTGTGTTGTTGAATGGGTGATGCGAAGTGCGATGGTACTGTGATGCTGGGGGGCTGTCAACCCCCCTGTTTAAACAGCGGTCAGGCGTAGATCCTCGGGCGCCGGGGCCTCGGCCACGGTACTGACCGGGATGGTAGCAGTACGGCCAGCGCCAGCTCCAGCGGGTAGCCCTGCTTGCGCATGTTGCGTGCGGCCTGATGCACTCCAGACTTCTTCGCTTGCTTGCGGTACTTTGACAGGATGAAGTTCGTCAGCCTGATGTTGCGCTCTGTCGGTGTCATTGCTTTTCCTCCCATGGTTCGCCACAGCATGGGCAGCGCACCATGTCGGCGAAGGTTGAACGATACCCGCACGTGGCGCACTCGTGGGTGCTGCCCTTACGGGGCACTGCTGTTGGTGTCGAGGCGAGCGCGGCGTGCTCCTCTTCTACCTCTGCCTCGTAGTTGTCACGCGCCCGGCGCAGGTTGGTTTCGAACCAGCCCCAGCCATGCGGGTTGCGCCCGCACAGGTGCATGATGTCGCATAGCAGGTCGGCCACTGCGTCCTCATCGTCGGTTGCTGTCTG